TATAGGTGCTAACGAAGCTTTACCCGAAGTAGGTAAACTTCTGAAGGTCAATTCATATCCAGAACCTTATTGGATATTACCTATACAAGGTAAATCAATTAGATTATCTACAAAACAACTTTACCAACAACAACTATTGGGGGAGCAACTATTAAATTACGACATAGTATGGAGACCATTAAAACCTACAAAAAGAGATCCAGATCCATACAGAGATTGGCTAGATGAATTAATAACTAACAAACAAGATATGGAAGGATTTGATGCGGTGGAAGAAAGAGACGATGTGTTCAACAATAGAATGGCAAGATTTTTAGAAGATGTTGAAGACACTACTGAATTTGATCAAATAGATTCTGATAATATATGGCGGGATGATTCTGAAATGAGATTTAAACTAGAGACATTTAGGTCTTTTATGAAAAAACTAGGATACAATTGGAATGAAAAAGAATGTACAAGATTTTTAGAACAAGGTGGAGCAAAGCCAAAGAAAAAATTCCAAGGCATAGACAGTAGACATTGGGTGGTGGCTTTACCAAAACAAATGGAGCATAAAAACAAAGATGTCAAGTTCGCTAAGCCAAAAGCTGCGTGGGAAGACAATTAAAATATTTGGACCCCCAGGTACAGGTAAGACTGAAAATTTATTAAAACGTGTTCAACGTTATTTAAAAAAAGGGTATTCACCCGATGAAATATGTTACATATCATTTACTAATAAAGCTGTGGACGAATGCGTTAGTAGAGTTAGAAAAAAATTTAAAGAATATAATGAGGATGATTTTAAATATTTTAGAACATTACACTCTTTGGCAAGACAACAATTTGCCGAAATCCCAGTATTAGATCCTAAAGCAGACCTTCTGATGTTCCATACTCAATACGGAACTGTAAAAGTTAATTATAAAGATAATTACGATGATGCTAAAGTTTATAACAACTGGTCATTACAAATTTATGATAGATCTAGAAACATGAAGGTTGATCCTGTGTGGTTGTATAAACAGCAATCTAGAAAAGCTGTAAGACTTCAGCAGTTTAAATCCATTATTGCTGGTTACGAACAATTTAAAACTATGGAAACGCCTACAGGACAACGGACACCGGACAGACTAGACTTTACAGATATGGTTGAAAGATACATTACAAATGGTTTAGTGATTCCTTTTAAAGTGTTAATGGTGGATGAAGCCCAAGATCTTACCCCCTTACAATGGGACATGGTAGTTAAGATAGCTAAGCATGTAGACAGAATTTATATAGCAGGGGATGATGACCAAGCTATTTATGAATGGAATGGTGCTGATGTAACCTTGTTCCAGAATTTTCCAGGTAAGTCATTAGTTTTAAAAAAATCAGTAAGGCTTAATAAAAATATACATTTATTCTCTAAAGGTCTTTTAAATAGTATGGGAAATAATCGTGTTAAAAAAGAATTTTACTCAAATCAAAAAGAAGGTAGTGTTCATAAATGGAATTCTTTAAAGAAAGTTCCTTGGGATATGGAAGGTACTTGGATGGTGTTAGCTAGAATTAATGACGTAAAAAAAGAACTCCAACAGGAGGCACGTAACCTGTCTTTATATTATCAAGATGTAAAAGGTAATAAATCATTTGATCCTGGGCAATTTTTAGCAATCGAGTATTGGACTAAAATATGTGAGGGTGGTTCTATTTCTAGAGAGGAAGCCTGCATAATGTACGAATATTTATTAAACATAGACCACGGATACCGGACACATGACAGTAAAAAATGGAGTTTTGCACATCCGAATCAAGTCTTTACATTTGAAGAATTACATTTAAGGTGTGGTATGCGTGACGAAAAAGGTCCATGGAATCAAGTATTTAAAAGAAAATTTAAAGATAAAGACAAACAATATTTTGCTAAATTAATGAAAGAAGGTGTAGATCTTACGCAACCACCTAAAATCACTATTGATACGATACATCAAGTTAAAGGTGGAGAAGCTGACAACGTAGTTTTAGCCAGTAAATGTAATTTTCCTTCTCATTTTGAAAAGAAAAATCTAGAGGAGAAAGTTAAAGAGTTGAGAGTCTGGTACACAGGTGCAACAAGGTCTAGAGGAAGTTTACATTTGTTGGGGACTTATCATCAATACAATTTTCCATTAGGTAAATACTTTAAAATATATGAGGCTAATTATGGTTAAAACATATGATGATTTTTTATCCCCTAGTGCTTGTCAAAAACTTTATTCTGCTTTAATGAATTCTGTTTTTAGAATAGGTTGGGGCGACAGTGATGAATTACACCATAGACAATATCCTAATTTATATAGTGAATATTCCTTAAAAGAATTAAAAGAATTAGAAATAATCGATCCAGTTTTAAATATTTTAAAAAACGATAACATAACCATCGATAACTATTTTAGATGCAGAATTAATTTAACTAAACCCTTAGATTTAAATTTTATTCACGTGCACCCGGATCAGATTGTAGCATTATACTATTGTAATTTAACTTGGTCTCCAGAGCATGGAGGAGAAACTTTATTTTATAGCGATGATAAAAAAAATATAAAATTAGCTACCCCATATACAGCTAATAGATTATTAATTTTTGAAGGTGCAATACCACACACTATAAAAGCACAAAATTTATTAGGTCAAGCTTATAGATTCACTTTAAGCTTATTTTTTTGGAAAAACAAAACAGGAGGTACCAATGACAAATAAAGATTTATTAGAACAAGCTTTTCCGCAGGAGAAGCAGGTGGGAGGAAGCCACTATAAACATTTTACAATTCAGCCATACGAATTTATTTCGAAAAACAATCTTAGTTTTTTTCAAGGAAACGTTGTAAAATATGTTTGTAGATATATTTACAAAAATAAAATAGAAGATTTAGAAAAAATAAAACATTATTGTGATCTTGAAATTTTAAAAATGAAGGATGAGAAAAAAAATAAATGATATACGAATTTAATGTACCTATGGGAAAATTGGCACAACTTTTAAATGTTGCAGATGCTGAGCAAACACCTATGAATGAAAGACTTGCAGGTAATATTAGAAAAGAAATTGATTTAAATAAGTATACATATCTTCTTGAAAATTTTTTAAAAAATAAAATTGCAGAACACAAACCTTTAGAGGAAAGAGTTTACTCATACAATTGGAATGACACAAAAAAGGGCATTCGTTTAAGAGAATTATGGGTTAATTACCAAGCTAAACATGAGTTTAATCCAATCCACAATCACGCAGGTATTGTTAGTTTTATAATTTTTGGACGAATACCTTACTGGATTAAAGACGAACATAAGGTGAGCCCAGGCGTAAAAGCTAGAAAAAATAAGTCTGGTGTTTTGCAGTTTATTAAATTATCGAATGATTTTAAAGAACCAATTGATACAATTGATTGTTTTGCTGACGCTGGTTGGGTTGGTAAAGGCCTTTTGTTTTTGTCAAATGTAAATCATTGTGTTTATCCTTTTTATTCAAGTGATGATTATCGTGTAACTTTTTCAGGAAATTTTTATTATAGTGATGAGTAATTAATGCCAGATGCAATTATAAAACCTTTTGGTCCATGTTTAGTGGAAACGTCTGTGGAAGAAGACAAAGTAGAAAAAATAAAAGAATTTTGTGAAAAAAACAAAAATTTAAATATAAGAGATAAGTTAGCTGGACATTTAGATCATGAATATGAAATTAATACAACTAAGTTGCAAGAAATAATTCAATTTAATGTGGATCAATATAAAGTAATATTAAATCATTATTATGGATACAATGAACAAAGAAATTTAACTATATCAGCAGCATGGGTAAATTATATGCAAAGTGGAGATTTTAATCCTTTACATACACACTCTGACTGCAATTTTTCAGGAGTTCTATATTTAAGTGTGCCGAAAGAATTAGAGAAAGAAGCTGAAGCAAGTGTTGCTAAGGGTATAAAACCTGGTCAAATAGAATTTACAGTAGGAACAAAAGTTCCAAATTATATTACAAGCCACCAAGTTTTTCCTAAAAATGGTTCTTTATATATTTTTCCTCATAACATGTTACATATGGTGTGCCCTTTTAAATCTAATGTTGAAAGAGTATCCGTAGCTTTTAATCTAATATGGAGTAATGAATGACACATCAATTAAATTTTATATACAACGACAGTGATTGGGTCTGCCCCCCGGAGTATCCAGATTTATCTCAAGCAAAAGAAATAGCAATTGACCTAGAAACAAAAGATCCAAACATAAAAACTAAAGGGCCAGGTTGGGCAACTTTTGATGGTGCTATAGTTGGTTTTGCAGTAGCTGCTTATGATCAGCAATGGTATTTTCCAATTCAACATGACGCAGGTGGTAATATGGATCTTGCGATTACTACTGCATGGATGCAAGACGTGCTTAACACTCCTGCAACTAAAATTTTTCATAATGCAAGTTACGATGTTGGTTGGTTAAAGATAAATGGTTTTGATATTAAAGGACCAATTGTAGATACAATGATTGCAGCGGCTTTAATTAATGAAAATAGATTTAGCTTTGCATTAAATTCTTGTGCTAAAGATTATCTTGGTGAAATTAAAAATGAAACTTTTTTAAATGAAAAAGCAAAAGAATGGGGAATTGATCCTAAAGCAGACTTATGGAAGTTACCTGCGGGTTATGTAGGGTTCTATGCAGAACAAGACGCAGGTTTAACTTTACGTTTATGGCAGCGTTTTAAAACAGAAATTTCTAAACAAAGTTTAAATGATGTGTGGGAAATGGAGATGGAGCTGCTACCTATTTTAATAGATACTAGAATGAGAGGAATAAGAGTCGATGAAGAAAAAGCTTCGCTTCTTAAAAAAGAATTTAAAGGTAAAGAGTCTGAGGTATTAGGTAAAATTAAAAAAGAAACTACTTTAGACGTGGACATTTGGGCTGCAAGATCTGTAGCGCAGGTGTTTGATAGAATAGGTGTTGACTACCCACGGACACCGAAAAGCGATGAGCCCAGCTTTACCCAAAATTGGTTAGTGAACTGTGATAACCCGATAGCGCAACTAATAAGACAAGCAAGAGAAATAAATAAATTCCATTCCACATTTATAGACTCGATTCAACGTTATGCCCACAAAGGTAGAATACACTCAGAAATAAATCAATTGAGATCTGACCAAGGTGGAACTGTTTCAGGAAGACTTTCATATTCAAATCCGAATTTACAACAAATTCCAGCAAGAAACAAAGAATATGGAGATAAAATTAGAAGTTTATTTTTACCTGAAGAAGGTAAACAATGGGGATCTTTTGATTATAGTCAACAGGAGCCAAGACTTGTAGCGCATTATGCTGCAAGTGTTGATCAGCAATTTACGGGAGCTGATGAATTTATTGATGCTTATAAAAACGAAGCTGCGGACTTCCACCAAATTGTGGCAGATATGGCAGGAATAAGTAGAACTCATGCTAAAACAATTAACCTTGGTTTATTCTATGGTATGGGTAAGGCTAAATTAGCTAAGGAATTGGGTATTTCTAAAGACAAAGCAGAAATCCTTTTAAATCAATACAATTCTAGAGTGCCTTTTGTTAAAAGATTAGCAACTGAGGTTACTAATTCCGCTTCAAAATATGGCTTTATTCGAACAATAAGGGGTCGTAAATGCCGATTTGACATGTGGGAGCCTGCTACCTTCGGAATGAATAAGGCAATGCAATATGAAGAGGCTAAAGCAATATATGGAAATAATATAAGAAGAGCCTTTACTTATAAGGCTTTAAACAGGTTAATCCAAGGATCTGCTGCTGATCAAACTAAACAAGCTATGATTAATTGCCATAAACAAGGTTATCAACCCCTCCTACAAATTCATGATGAATTATGCTTTTCTATAAATGATGATAGTGATATAGTGGGAGTGAAGGAGGTGATGGAAAATGCGATCGAAAATCTCAAAGTCCCCTTCAAGGTTGACGTTGCACTTGGACGAAGTTGGGGCGAAGCAAAAGAGTAAAGATATAGTTTGTAAGAGGTGTAAGGACACCGGACAAATAGAAACTTGGTATGATGCTTCAGAAAAACGTAAAATTATTTCTGACTGTCCTGTTTGTCCTCCTCAGATAAATCTTCATCGTCTTCGGACTGCTGGTCTTTAAAAAATTCTTCTCGAATTTTTCTTAGTTCTTTATAGTGGTTTGGATGTTTCCATTCGTACGACATTTTTTGCTCCTTATTTTTTTTATAACCTATTATAACATGAGCACTTTTTCGAAATCCTCCAGAAGTTAGTAAAACAATTTTTCTAAAAAAATTATTTAGACGTATCAATGTGTATAAAATTAAAAAAATGTTTTTTTGGAAAATTTAGAGCGCACGAGGCTTAGGAAAAAAATTAATTTTTTGGGCTACTTAACTTGCTATGCTAAACTTTTTAGTTTGTTCAACAGCATTGTCTATTTGCTTCTTCAGATCATTAATTCTAATTGAAGTCCATTTCATATCTTCAACTTGACCCTCCGATGCTTGCTTCGCCCATTTGTGTTCCAAGTTCAGTTTCTCCTGAACTACTTGTTGTAAGTTTGACATCCTTTTTATCAACCTCCTCAAATGTGAGGAACACTCTGTTGGGATCAAAGAACCCTTCATCGGTTCCTACAATTTCTCCTGACTCTACTCCTGTAGCAAACTTGTCAAGAGCCGCCTTATCGTTTTCTGCCTCCAATATCTTATTAAAATACATATCTTTGTATCTTGCTTGGACACGATATAGCTTCATATAGTATTATATATCAAAATAAGCGCACATTGCAACTATGTGGCTACTTTTGGTTTCTTTTGAGGAATTATTATTTTTGGCTCTTTTGGCAGGTTTACAGGCCTACATTCGAATTTAACTACTAATTTTTCACGTTCCACCTGCTCTTTATCCATTTCTTCTGTCTGTTCGAGCCCTTTAAAGGTGTTATGGGCCACTCTATAACCTGTTACTACGCAGTCATAATGACTATCGAACGTATATCCTGGAATAGAACTAGATGGGCACATACCTGTGATGGTACTACAAAGATACATAACTAATACAAATTTTGTCATAAATTCCTATATTATCCCATAGTATTTTTTCCTTGCATATCCCATTAAAATGTTTATATACAATTCATGTTTTTTAAAAAAAATAATAACAAAGAGGATACCATGAAAACAGACGGAAAAGAAGAAGGATTGTCTGCTCAAGAAAAGCAAATAATTACTGAAAAGATAGGCGAAGCTTTGGTTTTGAAACCAGATTGGGAAATTAAACCTAAGAGCGTTGTCATGACTCATGTCTTTTCAGTTGAGTTTAACGAGTCAACTAAAGAACTACAACTGGTGGTCAATCATGAAGTTTACCAAACACTCAGATGTAAAGATATACTTAATGGTAAGATTAAATTTCATAATGGTTTAAATGAAATCATTACTAAGTTTAATTTGTGGAGGTATGATGAGCCAAAATCTAAAAACTAAATCATCTTCAACAGTATTTTTGGAATGGACAGATGAAATGAATAAAATTTTATCTGAAGTTCCAATGTTGAACATAAGTGGTGAAGAAATAGAATATTCCGATCACGAATGGCAAAAGGCAATGAAGTTACTTCAGCAGTGCTCAATGAAATTTGAGGACATGCCTATTTATCCAATCAACGAAGAGATCGCAAATAGACTAATCGAAGATCACTTGAAAGGTAAGGATGAGCAACCAGATCATTAGTTTTTTATTCTTACTATTATTAATCGTGTTACCAGCAAAACTTGTATTAGCAATTTTTGGAATACTGGTTTACACAATCTTGTTTTAACCAAGGAGGGCAAATATGACAAGAGCAGTAAATAACAAATTTTTTGAAACTAGAGATTACTCTATATTCAAAAAAGTCCGAGGTAATAGACCTGTGGACGAAGCACATGTTAAGCAATTAAAAAAATTAATTGCTGATAAGGATTTAATGGATCCTATTCGTGTGAACGCAAACAAAGAAGTGGTTGATGGTCAACACACATTACAAGCGAGAAAGGAATTAGGTTTAACAGTTCCTTACATCATAATTAATTCTGATGATCCGCTTGATGTTGCAAGACTTAACCAAGGTAGAAAAAATTGGTCGATGGAACATTATCTTCATCACCATTGTGCAAGAGGCAAAATGGATTACAAAATTTGTAAATCTAAAATGCAAGAGTATGGTCTGCCTGTATCTGAGACAATGATTCTGTTGTTGAAGTTAACTTCAAAATGGAGAAACATTCACGAGCAATTCAAACGTGGGGATTTTAAAATTCCTGCAGGTGGAATTACTAATTGTGATAGGATAGGTGGTCAACTGATGGCTCTTAAAAAATACCTTTTAGGTATGGATAATTCTGAAAGAAGAATTAAGAGACAGATGGTAACTGCTTATATTATAGCCGATAGACACCAGAAGTTTAGTTATGATAGATTTAAAAATGCTATTAAGACTAAATCAGCATGGTTATTAACTGGAACATCAGCTAGAGATTATCTAGCTATATTTCAAAAAATCTATAATTCTGGTTTAAAGCCTAACAAGAGAATAAATCTTCTTGATTTCTTTGACACTAGAGAATATACCGAAGAATAAGGAGAGACAATGGACATCAATAAATGGAAATCTTGTGCAGTTGATATCGAATCATACACTCTGATAAGGGCGATGGGAAAGGCAGGTTTTAGAAGACCTGGAAGCATGATCGCTAAGTTAGTTGATGAAGAAGTAAGGAAAATAGCAAAAAAAGAGGGGAAACCTTACGATAAAATGAAAGAGAATTTACTTGTTCAAGGAAAGAAACTCTTGAATGGTAAGTAAAATCCTAGGTGTGCCCCCGGGAGACTGGGGGCATTTATTTAAAAAAGATATGAAAAAAACAATTAAATTAGAACTGACCGAAGAAGAAATCATAACACTTATGAATGGTCTAACAGTAAGAGCCTTGAGCGATAATTTGGATGAAGAAGATAAAGCTCTTGGAAGAAAATTATCTAAAGCTTTAAAAGAATTAGAAAACCAAAAATAATATTTGACTTCAATCTAATATTTTAATACTTACATTATAACGTATTCCTAAGCCTAGAATGAAAAGGTGAGGCTTTCAAAACACCTTATTTCCAAATAACAACGAACGCTAAAATTAACTTTTAAAAAGGAGATTTAGTGGGTAAAGCTGTGAAAAAAAGCAGTCCAGAAGCATTAGAACAAGCCCTCCAAAAGCTTGTGATGTTGTGTCCGAATAAGCAAACTTATGACGAGATGACAAGCTTGATGTTTCAGTTGTATTGTGGGAATGACTTTGGTTTAGGAAATTTCAGTTTAGCATTTCTTGATAATATTGAGAAATGTTGGCAATCCGGTAGAAAAAAAGCTGCACAAGCTAAAGGTTTGAAGCTGATTGTCAAAAATGTATAGCCAAGGTGTAATTCCACATCCATATCTTTTCCCGCATCTTGGCTATGCTGATGGATTTATTTGATAAAACTTATATAAGAGCCTCAATTAATTTTTGCAAAACTTTGGATGGCCACGCTAGAGTAGGCTTTATCTCTGAAGCTCTGGAAGATTATTATTTTAGCATAGATCAGAAGTCTCCTAGAATGGTTCAAAGGAGATTCCGTGAGTTGTACACCACACTTATTAAAAATTTTGGGCACTAACATGGCTGCTCAAATTTTAAAAGAAGATAAATCACCTGAACAGAAATTATTTCAGGCTGTAGTCCTCCAGGCGTTCGAAGATGCCTTGACGACTCATGGAAGTAAGCAAGAATCTTATCTTAAAAAAGATGCTCATGATTGGTTTTTAGATAAAAATAATCAATTTGATAGCATTTGTTGGTACGCAGGTTTTGATCCAGAAATTATAAATGAAAAATATAAAAAATTATTAATTGAAGGTAAAATTAAATTTACTAGACTCCAGGAGGATTGGGTAGCTTATAGAAATTTATATAAAAATTATAGAGCTGCTAAAACTTCTGTTGAGAGAAGAAATATTATGATTAAAATTTGTAGGTTAAAAAAATAGTTACCATTTTCTAACGGGACAGTAAGATCTTTCTAATCTTACTTTTAAACGCATTACACATCCACATTTAAGGCATAGACCTATTTTATAAAATGGACAAGTACGGCAGTGGTTGATTCTTTTTTTAATTGTGGAGTGGTCTGCTAGGATAGGTTTTTTTCGTGGTTCGGTAGTCATGGTGGCCTCATATGTTTAACCCCTGGGGGAAAGTTTCGAGAGCATAAAATGATAAAACCCCCAGAGGAATAACTAACAAAAAAGTGTGTAATTAATAACACAGTCTAAATATACCAGAATAACGGACACCGGACAATTAATTTGTATAGTTGATGTTTAGGACTATCCTACATTTACTGTCTGTGGTATTTGTGCCACAATGTTTCATCTGAGAGTTGAAGGTAATTAATCTATTGGCTTTTGAGTATATTTTTGTACCATCTTCAAATTTTGTATACCCATTATTGGTATTTATATAAAAAACTGAGGTTTTGCAGTCATCTGGGACATCAACATGTAGATCTGATTCATGTAATTTAGCTGAACCAGTAGTCATATTAAGTTTTAATCTATATAATAGTTTGACATTTAATTTTTGCAAAATTGGCTTAACAATATCAAAATATCTAGACGCTATTTCTTTATCATCGTAGGTTTTAAATACATGTACAAATTGGAATGATTCTAAAGTAGGATCATCCCATTTGGGATCACCATCTTGATTGTAATTTATATATTTGTTAAAAAACCACGGAAAATGAGCACCTTCTAGGTCTTCAACCACCACATCAAAGATTCTTTTGTCTAAAAAATTGTCCTCCTGAGTGTATCCAAGTATTTCCATAAATTTTACTATATAGATATTCTAGACACCTGACTAATAAAAAGTACCCCAGGGGGTCAAACAGGTGTCCCTGGTGTCCCTGATACACTATTAATCAATAATATCAATGCTTTTAATCAATTTTAATGGTGTCCCTGTGGTGTCCCCGTGGTGTCCCTAGGGACACCACTCTTGCGGGAACGCAATCAGAAGTTTTTTGCCTACTTACTTTGCGATGAAATAATCTATATAATAAAAAAATCATGATGAAAAAATTAGAAATGTCCAAGCTGGTATTTGATACTGCTAAATCTGCTTTTAGAAAAATATATAAGAAACACAAGTCTGAGGTGAGACACACCAAAAAAACAAAAGGTGCTATTCCAACTGTTCCATATCAACTTAAGAAAGCTGATGTAAAAAGAAAAATAAGAGGAACTAAATTTACCGCTAAAGCTGACATCAAAGCTAAGCCGGGTTTAAGACGTAGAATCTTACTTAGAATTGAAAAATCTAAAAGAGCTAAATCAAGACACCAAAGTCCTATTGTATATGGCAAAGCTTATGCATCTGACAAAGCAGGCAAGACAATGCAGATTCCTGCACTTACTGCTAAAGCTAGAAAGCAAATGAAAAAAGAAATGGCAGTAGCTGCTGACAAAGGTTATAAGAGAATTAGGTTTAAAAAATTCGGATATAAAAAAGGTAGTTATGTATAAAAAAATGTTGTTAGGTGGTTTGTTAACCAAAGGTATTAAAGAAAGTTATAAGGCTTATAGAAAAGCTGGTGGTAGAAGTATTATTGAAATCATGAAATCTGGTGTACGAGGTGCTGGTAAAAGAAAAGATGCAAAACTTGATATTAAACATGGTATCAAAGTACATGGTAAGAGAAAGTTAACAAAAAGAGATTTGGCAAAATTAAGATAATGTTTTGGGTTTGGCACTTAACTGCAATAACTTGTATAATAGGAATTTCATTTATAATTGGATATAGCTATGGGACTAAAAAAGAAAGAATTAAGAACTGAAGACGATTTAACTCCTAAACAAAAAATGTTTGTGGAGATATACGTTAAAGATTGGGGAAGCATTACACAAGCTGAAGCTCTTAAGAGAGCTGGTTATGAATGTAAGAATGAAAATGATTATGGTGTGATGGCCTCCCGATTGTTGTCACGTAGACTTAATCCTCACGTTGCAAAGTACTTCGACAAACGCTTCGAAAAAGAAATTAAAATGTATGAGGGTGATAACCTTAGACGTTTCAAAAGATTTGAAAGACTGGCTGATAAAGCTGAAAAGAAAGATCAATTTGCTGCTGCTATAAATGCAGAGTATAGATCTGGGCAATTAGCAGGTTCTTTCATTGATAGAAAAGAAGTAAGAGTAACTGGTCTGGAGGGAATGTCACGTGAAGAACTTGAAAACAAGTTATCCGAGTTATCGCAGAAGATCGATGGGTACAACGCCAAAACGATCGAAGCTAAGCCCGAACACGTTAAAGAAATTAAAAACAGTTAGCTGGTCGGAGTGGATCAAGGTTTTTAATAGTGTTCACAACTCAACGATGTTTACCTCAGTCGGAACTGTAAGGATTGATGTAAATGACAAGAAAAAAAATTTCAATAAATAAACGAGCCAAACATTGGAAGGATAGATACCCATTGGTGGAGATCCACTGGTTGGATATTTGCTCTGACAGCTCATGGCAATCTATGGAACATTTATCAAAAGCAGAACTACCTACATGTGTAACTAAAGGTCATCTACTGACTCAAAAAAAAGGAATTACAAGAGTGTTTGGTGACTACTCAGAGAATGATAAAGGAGAGATTGAAGAGATAGGAAATAGTACTATTATACCTAATACTGTGATTAAAAATATAAAAAAACTGATCTAATGCCACGTAGTATAAACCAAGAAAGTTTATTGTGGCAAAGAACTAAAAAAGGACTAACTGATTGTTATTTAACCCGCATAGAAACTAGCACAATCAATGGTGTACCTGATATTCATGGAGTACATAAGCAAGGTGTTTTTTGGATAGAATTAAAATCAGATCAACTCAGTTATCCCAAGCTAAATAAGTGGCAGATAGTATGGATAAATAAATATATTAAAGCTGGTGGTAAAGTATTTATCTTGAAAGAGACCCTCTCGAAGAGGTCTCTTAGACTGTACAGACCGGTGTCCCTGTTCACTGATGCTCGGGAACTGAAACCTCGGTTTGAGTTCTCGTTTCCTTTTAAATGGCCTGAGATCCAGGAAGCACTGGTGAGCTGCCTTCAGGAGGAAGCAGCGTGATGTCGTTCTCGTTTGCCGTTCTCGTTGACAAACCTCGTTTGTTAAGGAAGACCGGACCATCCAGGGCCCTCTCCAGAGCTGGGACGGAGACCCTGCAGCCTGACCACAATGTCGTGTCGTTTCCCGCCCTCGTTTTATTTCCCTCTTTGTTAGTTTAACGGGGGCAGGTAACGGCATGCGCAGCGTGCTGGAGATGGAACGCTGGGGACGGAAATAATTATGTCGTTTTGCCCTTGACATTTATCCCATGATATCTTATATAGACAATGCCTCGTTGTGGCTGGTCCATTGGAAAATGATATATGGAAACCAAGATGTAGCCACGGGATCGCAAAGTCCCTAGGAACCAGACTTTGGACGCAACGTGGAACGAACTGAAGGGAAGAGTAGTTAACTATAAAACAGGGATCTTCTTCATTAGCTTCATTAGGTGAGGTTAGAGGCGAGCCACTAGGTTAAACGAAGGTGCGCCTCAATCCTCGT